TCCTTCACCTGCTGTTCGAGCGTGGTGATCTTCGCGTCCTTGGTCTGACCCTCGGCGGTGAGGGTGGCGACCTGGGTTTCGAGGCCTGCGACCTTGCTGTTGGCAGCGTCGCGGGCGGTCATGAGGGTGGTGATGGTCGTAGCGGCGATGTCCGCGTTCGACACGTCGACGGAAAGCCCGTCGATGAGAACGATCTTCGGCACAGAGCTCTCCTGAGTGAGTGAATCGAGGATGTTGGAGGGAAGGGCGTCGCAGACGGCGAACCCGTCCTTGATGGCGCATTCGGAACCGGCGCGGCCGCGATCGACCAGCGCAACGTGGTTGCCGAAGATGGACTTCTGGCGCGCCTGGCACTTGGTGCCGTCGGGTGCCGTGAATTCGCCGAATTCGAGGTCGCTGCTGTAGCCGTTGCTCAGTTCACGCTTGCCGCCGTCTACCTTGGCAATGGCCTCGGCGTCGGTCAGCAGCAGGTCGAAGGCGAGATAATCACCGTCGCGCATCGCGCCCATGATGGTGCCGCGCGCGTGGTCACGCCAGTTGGCGGTCGTGACCGGCGCGTCAGGGTGATCGTCGGTGATCGGTTTGCCGATGAAGCTGCGGACGGACTTCTCGTCGAAGACGGTGCCGTCGTCGCGGAGCACGTTGACCAGCGCGGTATCGCGCAGGCCGTGCTTGTTCTCGGGGTCTACTTCGGAGCCGCCGTACTGATAGACGCCGGTGCGGGCCGCGCGGGCGCGAACGGCCATGGCGCCGCCTTCGATGCGGCGGGGGGCGTCAAGTACGAGGGTGTCCCGAAATTGCATAGCGGGACGGTAGGGGGAACCTTAGATCGACTTTACCGCGCTCGAAGTGTGCCAGAATGAGGCGGCGAAAATCACGACCTCGACTCCATAAGTGTTAGCCGCCAGCATGGCAGCATATCGGAGGAGTTATTATGGCGCATCTGTTTCGGTGGGACGGTACTTACGCTGGATACACCAGCGGCGTGAATATATTCGACGAGCGTGGAAATTACCGCGGCTATCTAGAAGGCAATGATGCCTGGGGAAGCGACGGACATTACCTCGGGCAACTGGTCAATGGCGCTTACATCCAGCGCCAGACGGCTGCCATGCCGCGCCTTCCTCGCGTGCCGCGAATTCCGCCTATCCCGCCATTGCCGCCCCTGCCGCCACTGCCAAGATTGCCGCAGATGCCACGCATTGGCTATCAGGACGCTTGGTGATCTAGTCGAAAGTGACAACCGCCTGCGACCGGCACCCACAGTAGGGCAGCCTACCCGGCAGATCCTGCGGCGCCGTCTCATCGGTGTATTCCTTTCCATCCCGCGCCTGGTGATCGAGGCGCGGGTGGGCCTTCCGGCTATGCCGCCAGATCCACGTATCGATGCCCGCCTCGCGCCGCCGCTCATCCGCGAGGGCGCTGGTCAGCTTGTTGAGTTGGTCCGAGGCGATACGCGTCGCCCGGCTGCGGCTCATGCCCACGCTGTCCCGGATTGTCTTCGCCACCTCGCGTGCCGGGGTCCGGTTCCGCAGCCCATCAAACACGGCATTGCTGATCTTCTGCCGCGTCACGTCGGACACGTCCTTGACCAGGGCAACGTTCCACTCGATCGAGGTCTCTAGGCTGGCGCGCACGTCACCGGCGCCGATCATGGTGTCGAGGTCCACGCCGGTGGCCGACAGGACTGCGCCGCGCCACTTGCCGCGGAACCATTGCTCCGTTCGAAGCGCCCAGTCGCGCACCTCAGGCGTCAGCAGCAGCACAAGCCGGTTGATCTGCTCGGCAGCCCCGTCGATCTCGGCGCGCACGTCGGCGGGGGCGTCCGTGGTCATCTCTGAGACGGTGGCGGCATAGGCGGCGATGATGCGCTCGGCGGCGGCGGACCATGCTTCGACGACTGGCCGGTACGATCCCCGATAGAGGTTCGTTGCAAGCGTTCCTGGAGGATCGATGTCGCGGAGCACAATGGCCTTGCGCCGGGTGCCGGGGCGGGCGCGGCGGGCAAGCTGGGCCAGGTCGTATTTCATCAACCCGCGCCCTTCCACGTCTGGCCGGTCTTGATGGCACCAATGTTGGAAATGCTGACACCGTAGTCCTCCGCTATCTCTCGATAGGTTCGGGTATCCGCGAGTATCTGGCCTACCTGCTCTTCGGTAAGGCGGTGGTTCCCGTAGTGACGGCCCTTATCCATCTTGTCCCGGGTGTTGTCCTTCTGCGACCCGGCGAACAGGTGATCCGGGCGCACGCATGCCGGGTTATCGCATTCGTGGCATGCCAACAGCGGGTTGTCGTAATCGTCTATGCCGAAAAGCGCGATGCGATGTGCTTTTAGCGATTTGCCGCGAAAGCTGATCCGCCCATAACCGTTAGTGAACCTCAGCCCAGCCCACTCCCAACATTCGCCTTTAGGCCCTTGTCCCGGCGCGCGGTTAACGTGCTGATCGAAGATGCAAGCGAACTCCCGAGCCCGTCGCTCTGCGCGCTGGCGGTTTCCCCGCTGGCTTGCACATGACAGGCTGCAAAGCTCGGCCTTGAACCACCGATCATGGCCATAACCTGCCGGGCGGGGAAAGTTGCAGCCGCACTCAGGGCAGGTCTTGCTTTCGGGTAGATTAAAGTATTTTCTATGCGCAGGCATGATCGCACCTCGTATGCGGTTCTTGCTCAGGCTCGGCGCGGTGTTACAGCACCCGTCGAGCCGCATGAATCCTAGCATTTCAGCGGTTCTGCGGCAAGTTTTCCTCGCCGCTTTCGGACGGATCACCTCCCCTCTCGCTCTGCAATGCCGACGGGTTTGAGCCATCGTCATCGGGGTTCAAGCCGAACTTTTCGTCGTCCGGGATTTCATCCAAGGCCCCATCGAGCCCCGGCATCCATCCGTTCTCGATCATGGTGTTCTGATACGCCTTCGCGAACGCCTCATCAGGGATCGCGCCGGACGATCTGACAGCCTCAGCCGCTTCCGTCCACGTCTTGAAGCGGGTAGTCTCTTCCGCCTCGGTCGGGGTGCTGAGCGGAGCGAATTGCCACCAAATCTCGGGTGGGCGCGAGCCGAGCGCGGACGGGATCAGCGCCGCGTCGATCTGGTCGAGGCAGGGTGCCAGTTCGAGCTTTTGGCCCTGAGCTACTTCGCGATGCCAGTTACGCTCATCGTGGTCGCCGGTCGCATTCATGCCGCCCGGCGAGCGCCCCTGAAGAACGGTGAACGGGATGCCGGAAACAGCGGCCACGCGCTGGTCGAAAGCATCCATCATCGCCGGGATGCCCGCCCACGAGACCTGATAGTCGTCGATCTTCTCGCCGGGGGTCTGCCCGTCGCCCATGTCGTACAGCGTGGCATTGAGCACGCTCTCGCTCAGGCCAATGGCGCTCATGCGGCGGTTGGCCCATTCCTGCCCGCCGGGCCGGGAAATCCGGTCGGTCAGGCCGGGAATGCCGATGCGCAGGAGCTTGGCCTTGCGGACCAATGCGGCGAACCACGCCTGCGTGTCGTCCGACTTCTGCACTTCCTTGAAGACGCGCATCAGACGTGACCGACCCCAGAATGCCTCAGCCAGGCCGACACCATAGCCAACCACAAGGGGGTCGCCACGGAAGCACACGACGCGCGAAGGGTGGATTTCCGTCTGCTCGCTGCCGATCTTGAAGGCGCGGGGCAGGCCATAGGTCGCGCTCGCCAGTTCCTGATCGATGTCAACGAGGGTGATTTGGTCCTTGTGGACGACGTTGATGGCAACGAGGCCGCCGGTGCGGGTGACGTTCATCGGATCGGCAGCATTGCCGCTCGCGACGCGGATCAGGGCGCCGCCACCGATGCCACGCAGAATCTCGGCAGCCTTCACCTTCGCGACGAGGCCGAGGCGCTTCTCTTCCTTCTCCAGCAGCTCGATCTGTTCCTGGTCAGCCTGCCAGTCGCGCCATTCCCGCACCCGGTCAGAGGCGGGCAGCTCGATCACCCGCTGCATCATACCGCTCTCGCAGTAGGCGGCGTAGGCAAGCTGCGGTCCGAATATGCGCGTCATGGCGCTGCCGAACTGGCTCATGGGCGTTGCTGCGGACTGGATGGCCTCCGTGATGCCGTCTCCGAAGTAGCGGACGGGCGAGGAGATGGGGGCGGCAATAGGCGCACCGCTGGCGTCGAGAATTGGGGAGCCTGCCATGGCGGGACGGTACGTGGCGGGGGTGGTGGGATTTACCGCCGTCACCATGCGTCGGGGTTGTACGCGGCAGGCCCCATCATCAGCTCAGTCATCGCCCACACCAGCGCGTCGGCGCGGTCAGGCGAGTTGTCGCCCACGTAACCCGCAGCGGTGAAGTTGCACATCTGGTCCTCCAGGTCCGGGAAGCTGCCGACATGGCTAACCTTGCCCTGCTCATAGAGCGCAGCGATCGGCTCGGCGCGGATCACCTTTCCGCGCGTGGCGGTGACTTCCTTGAACCGGGGCATGCGCCGGTCACCGGCAGCGCGCAGCACGGCGCCGACCATGGCGCCGCCAAAGTTGCGCTCCGCGACCACGCAGTCCGCGCCCCACTTTTCGACCTTCTCGGCGACCCGGCGGCCCCAGCCCTCCGGCGATAGATTGCACGTGGCGTCCTCCAGCACATAGGCCCGGCCGTCCA